ATCGGAACGCGGTGCGTGATCCGCTGGCACTCGCTCATCACCGATGAGCCGGTGTACGGGATATAAAGGTTATCAGGCAGCACCAAAGCGCTTACCATGCGGCCTTTGGTCTCGTCGTAATAGACTTTCTTGAAGGCCGACCCACCAAAACCCACATAGAACAGCAACTGATCAAAGTCAGGTGTGTACTCTTCCATCACCGTGGTGATCTGGTAGTTCATGAAGTCACGCACGCGGTCCGCTTGCATCAACTTCTCACGTGTTTCCTTGCCCAACACTTGCGTACGCACAGGACCACCAGCAGGCATCAATTCTTTCAGTGCCTGTGACTGGAATTGAACAATACTCTCTGTCAAAAGTGGGTGTTGCACGCCGCACGCCCCCTTGAACGGCTTGGTGCGCTCTTCAAACGTGAAGCCCAGCATCTTCATGCCCTTGCTGTACTGCTCTTCCCACTCTTTGCGTGAAGATTTGTCAGCATCAAACAGCGACATCAAGTCAGAAGAGATAAGCTGCAAGACATCAGGCTCAATGACCTCGGCTAGGTTGCTGTCATAGGCAACATCATCGTCTTCTGCACCAATATTCACGACCACCGCACCGGTTTCTGCGTCAAACTCAATGTCAATATCCGAAGGTAGCTCGTCTTCCATCTCAATGGCGACATCGCCCTCAGGCAAGTCGTCGATTGTCATGTTCTTTTCAATTGGCATGTTGTGTCCTTACAGATATCTGCGGTTATCGTCAGTGTTGCGCTCAACCATTCCACCTTTGTTGAATGGAATGCCTTTTTCCAAGGTCTTAGTTGCAGTCTCTGGTGACCACACTACGCCCCAGACTGTTGGTTCAGTTCCACCGGGATTTGGCAGTGTAATAGGTTTAATCTCAAATCCGGCTTTTTCTCCGCCTAAATCTTTGACGGCTTGTTTTAAGTTTGGCAAAAGTTTTTCGTACAGTTTTGATTTATCTGACTCTTTGCCGGGGAATGTAACAAAGTCTTGGCCTGCACGCATTGTGGACTGAATTGCGTTTTTGATCAACAACTGCATCCGCACTGTAGGATTCGTTTCAAAATTAGCAAAAGGCTGCTCCAAAGAATATTTGCCCGGTGCTGTCAATGAAATTCGTCTTTCCAATGCATCAACCCGTTTATCCAGCTTTGCTTTTTCTATCTTCTGGGTAGGATCAAGTTCATCAACCTCTGCAAGCTTGCTTTTCAACGTCGCTAATTCTGCTTGATCTTTTTCTAACGAACCACCTTTAGGACCTAAGTCCTTCATGTCTCTAGAAAGGTCTGACTGCAATTCATGCACGTGACGACCCTTTAACTGCTGGCCATTCATGTCAACAGCATGTTCTGTAAACCGAGAAAAACCAACTGGCATATTTTCACCAGCAGTAACATTGCGATGCCTGCCCGCATAACCTGTATATGGCTGCAGTGCCTCTTCTAGCTTGCTGTTGTCATCTTTTAATTTTGATCTAATTCTATCTAAGCCAGCTTGAATCCCTTTTTCAATAGGGTCAGTGTTTTCTTTCCATTGCGTTTTTAGCACGTCATCACTTGAAGCCATTAAAGCAACACTGTCTTTTCTGGGCTTAAGCAATCCATTCTCTTGCATTACTGGGGCGTCAAGTAGCCCATTTCTTTGCATAAACGCAGTGACATCTATCGGGTCACCACCAAGAGCTACTAATTTATCGGACCCTTTTTGCATCAACTCCTGTACCAGTTTTGGCTCTTCCGTTATTCTTAAATTATTTTGCGCTATTTGTCTTGCAAAACCAGAAGGCATTCCTTCTGTTGCAAGCGCTACTCGACGATCAAGTTCCCCAAAATAATCAAAGCCTTCTTTTCTGTATGAAATTGGGAAAAGAAGCAAGTTTCGGATATCACTTACCTCGTCTTGCATTTTGCTAAACTTTGTAATTGCAGGGAGAGCGTTTTCAAAGCGTTGCTTCATCACGCCCAACTCCGGTATCGTTGCGGCAAGTGGGCTGTTTTCTATAACCGCATTTAAATTTTTAATTTTTTCAGGATTAGCTGTGCCATAAAGAACATCGCTTATTCCTTTTTTAAGCCCTGCAACCTCATCCATACTGGCCAGCATTTCAGGCGTTTCTTTTAAATACAGATTCATTGACCCTGTTATCTTTTTGTCTGGGTAAAAAACGTTATCTGAAGCGTCATACATAGAACCTGTTGTAGGTATCTCCGCCGCGCGATAACGGCTTGGCGAGTACGTATTTGCCAACGCTTGTTGCAACAGGGCTGGCGTTACTTTATCTTTTGGCCCCAATCCAGCCAACGCCTCTTCAAGGCGCGCAACATCCTGCTCACGGAACTTGCCCTTGACCTGATTAATCAACTGCTCCTTCTGCGCAGGACCCTTCATGCCCGCAGCAAACTCATCCAAGCGTCCAACAAAAGGGAACTCCGCACTTACAGGAGGTGCAACAAAAGGTGGAGGTGGCGGCAACTGCGTTGCAGGCTGTGTAATTGCAACCGTGGTGGGCGGTGGCTGTACTATCTCTGGCGCAGGGCCTTGACGCCTGATTGCAAAAGGACGAGCCCGTGCGGTTTCTTCAAACAAACGTAACTGTTCTTGCGCATTTGCGGGTAATCTGGCAATGTTTTGTTCTGCTTGAAGTAACGCGGGCCTTGGAGCAAGAGATTGTGGCAGTCTTCCCGCCGCTACGTCCGCTGCAATCTGTTGTTGATTGACGCCTTCAATGTTATCAAACACCGCATTAATAGCGCGCTGCTCGGCTTCTTCTTGAGCAGCCGTTCTTGTTGGTGCTTCAACCCTCTGACCAGTCATCAAGTCGGTCATTCCGGGCTTCTCGGCCCTACCTGCCTTGAAACCAGCCAACGCATCCTTTGCTGCGCCCTTCAAAGCCTGTGCACCTTCAATGATCTTGCCGGGAGCCATCATTCCTGCGCCAAACTCACCCAAATAGTGGAAACCTTTGAGTGTTGGGTCCTCGGTCATGGGCTTGCGGATGCCGGCTTCCGTTGCTTTTTCCTTCAAATACTCGCTACCCAGCATTGGCTTCTGGTTGCTATAACCAAAAGGACGCATCGCCATGGTTGTCAAATCAACAGGCAAACCAGCAAGGTCGTAGGGCACATCATTGATGCCCGCCACAATCGCTGGGTATGCTGTGCCCGTGTTCAAAGCATTGGAAATATTGCCCGCCTTGCGACCAATACCAGACTTCTGCGCAATAAACGCTGCATTACTTGCCGCTTCCCGCTCTGCTGATTCTTGAGCCGCGATTCTTTCAATTTGCTGCGGGGTCAAACGCTCGCCTGATACATCCCCACCGTCTGCATAGCCATACACATCATATTCCAGATCACCAATCTGCCTGTCAGGACGTGAACCACTCTTGCTCATCTGCAAAATATTGGCAGGATTGATATTTAATTGCTGCATCGATGTCTCAAGCGGCGTTGCTTTAAGCTCTTCCGGCGTCAAATTACCGCGAATACGAGCCAAGTCCGCCTGCACTTCACCCGGCATGTGCCTGTACAGGGCTTCCCCTACGCGTCTGTCTGAAGGAAAAACTTTGCCGTATCTAGCTTTAAGATCCTGCCCTATCCTGTCTGTGACTTCAGGCAAATTAGGGTACGCTCTTTCCATCTCGCGAATAACATTTTCGTTGACCGTAGGATCACTGTGGTATATACCGCGCTTCGCTTTAATGTAAGCAACAAAAGCACTGGGGTTTGCACCCTCCGTGAAACCTTCCATGGACTGAATTGCATGCTGACCTTCATGCAACAAAGTTCCGCGGACCGTGCCCCTAACATCATCACCCGGCAAACTACGCACTGTTCCTTGAATTCCTTCTCTCTCTCCAAAAGAAGCCGAAGCTAACGGGGCATCTTTGCGCCTTGTTGTTCCTATTTGCACAAAAGGCATGTCATATCCGGGATAAATGCTTTCAAGCTCGGGATGCTTTAACATATCGTAATACAGACGCTGCACAGATGCTGTCTTTTGCTGCAAAACCGCTGGCGCATCACTGATTTCTTCAATCAAATTACCGCGGTTATCAACCAAAGTTAAATTCTGCGCACGAATCTGCTCAGGAGATAAGCCTTGAGCCTGCAGGTCCGCGTGCCGCGCTGCTGCTTCCGGCCTTGCACGAACAAACATGAACTTAGGCTGAGCCGGGGCTGTAAACATATCCAACAATGTGCCGGGACGCTCGCCCATCAAAGCAGCATTAAGTTCCTGACCTGCCATGTTGCTTAACATCTTTGCCGCTTTTCCGCCACCTAAAGCTTGAACAGCAGGAGCCATCTGCAACGCCGTACCCGCTGCAAAAGCAGGATTGGCTACATCACGGATCTCGTTGGCCTTGGGATGCAAAACACTGAAACCCATTTGATCGGGCCGTGTGCCAAGGGCCCCGGCTACCGCTGCGTAGGTCTTGGGATCGGGTAATGTGTTGACATCCCGCATCGCAGCAAGTCTCCTTGCTGCCTCGCCTTGCTTTCTGATATTCGGATTGCCAAAGGATGGCTTTGTTAAATCCTCGCCATCTACTTCACCACCGTTTGCCATCATCACAGGCGTAACGCTTAGATCAAGAGAGGCTAACTTATTGACAGGCTTGTAGTTGGCAAAGAACTCTTCTGTCTCGGTAGACTTATTCTCGTTATAAACACGGTCATCCTCTTCGTCCTGCGCATCCGCCAAAGCCGCTAAAGCAAAAGCGGCTTGATAACTGGCCGGCATAGACTTAATGTCCGGCAAAGATTTGCCGCTGGCCATTGCCACGGTTGCCGCTTTTGGTTCTGCTTGGGCCATTGGAGGCAGGGACTCGGGCAACGGCTCACGGTCTTTTTTTGCCATTGTTTCACGTGGAACATCCTTGCCCAAAAGACCCTTGACGCGCTGGACGTAGGTTCTGGTTTCCGCTGGCAGGGCTTCGGGTTTGGCACCAGAAGCTAACCATTTATCTGTAGCGCCGGGTCCCCAGTTATAAGCAACCAAAGCTTTCTCTGTATCGCCGTACTTGCTAAGCATTGCCTGCAAGTAATCTCTGCCAACCCTTGCAATTTCGTCAGGAGATGATGATTTTGCAGGGGTAACGCCAAAGCCGGGATCTGTGATGGTCTTGGGCATGACCTGCATTTCACCCAGAGCACCCTTAGGACTTGTGGTCAGAGTTTTACCGTCTGCTGCGTAACGCTTGCCGCGGCTCTCCGCTTGCTTAACAGCAGCAACTATCTCTTCAAAAGTCTGTGGTGCA